ATGTTTTCCAAAAGTGGTTCAACCCATTAGGTGTGGAGGTCATTAATAATTTTGTTGTTTTACCAGAAGATATCGTTGGATATACAGAAGCAAAGAATTCATCAAATCCTTCAATAAACGCAACCTCATCAAGATATAGAAACGATATAGATTTACCACGAATAGCAGAAGATGTTGTAGTACCTGCATAGATCTTACAACCATTCTCTAACGTGATGTTACCTTTATTCCATTCTTCAATACCTTGCTGCATCCACTTAGGTAATGCTTCATAAGCTAACTGAACTCGGCCTAGAACCTCTCGAGCAGCATCTCCTTTGTTTGCCAATATGGCTACAGTCTTGAATTCATTAAAGAGGATGTAGTGTAATATAACGGCTACTGCTGTAGTTGTTTTACCAGCCTGCCTTGATGTTAATACTGCAACTCTTCTTGAGTCAGTAATCTTACGTGTAATATCTTTTTGGTAGTCATACATGTCCATTGGAATTAATCCATGGTCAACATGCACAATCTTAATATATTGCTCTGCAAAATAAACTGGGTCATCAGCACACTTCATATACTCTTTAAGCATCTCAGGAGTAAATTCTATCTGTTCTCCAATCTTTTTAAGATATGAGTTGCCTAAGTAGCCACGATCCATTACTTATCTTCNCCTTTAATCATTTTCAGTAAATCAGCCGTTGATACAATAAGGTTATTATTTGTAACGTTTGTACTCTTATCAGCCGAAGGATCTTCTTCTTTAGCGTATCTTCTCTTTGTTGACATCTCAACGTAATCTTTGTTTGCGTCAAGTAATGTTTTCATTAAAGTAGATACAACTTCAAATGCTCGAGGAGATTCAGACTGTTTTGCGATCTCAGTCATTTCTCTAACAGCGTCGTCACCGAGATTAATAATGTTTTCGATATTCGCTTTAGCCAATTCAATATCTTTTAAATTCTCTTTGGCAGTATCACTCATAACAGCTGGTAGGCCGGCTACACTTTCTTGCGGCAAATTCTTTAAAGAATCTACACTTTTCTGCAGTTCACCGTCCATTGCGACTTCGTTTGTTGAAAAAGAGTTAACTGGTAAGTCAGATACTTTCACATCTAATTTATCCAAACCTTCTTGAGTATCTTGGAGGGGTCTCATATTTAACTTTTGCGCTATAGTATCTTCATTCATAATATTATTTATCCGTAACCTTCCAGTCACCATCTTTGTTTACCCAAGCGCAGCTTTGACGAAGCTTTGATGTACTAAACCGATGATCGCGTTTATTAAAGAAAAGTTCAATATCACGTTTACGACAAATGTCCTTTCCTGTAAATTCTTTATCTCTATACTCTGTCCCTAAGATACGAACATTAATTGTATACAGTTCAAGTATATCTTCAAGATCTTGTTCTGTTGAATAAGGAATAATTTCGTCAACGTAACTCACCGCTTTAAGTTGACTGTATCTTTCAACAATTGTTTGGATTGGTTGATTCTTTTCTTTAGGACGATCTACAGCAGGATCCATTTGTAATCCTACAATTAAATAATCACATTGTTCTTTTGCTTCTCTTAGCATCTGAACGTGCCCAGCATGAAGCAGGTCAAAGCTGCTACAAGTAAATCCAATCTTCATAATAAATGTTCCTTCTTAACTAGGTTCTGTATCAGAGCTTTGCCCTAAGTATGCCCAGTTGTCGTCAAATTCAATCAAGCTATAATCAATAGTTTGTGTTATATCAGTGGTTGCTACATTATTTGCTGTAGAACCTGGTTGTCCAGTTTGGAATGTTTCAAACTCCGTATCAGCTGGTGTATCAGTTGCCACTCTTGCATCAACAAACTTAATAACTGCCTTATCCTTCTCAGGACCGAAGAACCAACCTTTCATTGTAAAGTTTAATGTATATAGTATACTTCTTCTTTGCGTAAATGCTTCTTCATAAAGATCTTCTGACGCCACGTCATTTAATATGAGAGGAATATCAATTGCTTCTAATCCTGGTATCAGATTCACAGTGCTTGTAAATTCTGGATTAAAGAACGGTAATATTTGTTCTAAACATTTAACCGCGTCTTCGTTATATTTTGCCATGATGTATAAACTGAATCCCATATTATATGGAGTTCCTGAATATACAAATCGTCTGCCGCCGTTATCTACATCTACAGCGGTCTTTCTTAATTTTCTTGTTGGTGCAACTTTTCGTTCTGGGTCATATGTAAAACTATTTAATTCAAAAGCCATACGAGGCAATGTCATTGCGAATGGTTGTCCTGCAGTTGGCTTTCCAAATGCGTCTTGCGTTGCTCCGCCTTGTAATGTAGGATCTTGTTCAAGTCTTGCTAAAATCTTTTGATATGGTCCATAAGAAATAGGTACTATCTGTCTCTGATTAAGAGTCCCATCAGTACTTGTTCTGCGAACTTCTAATTGATTAAAATATGTACCAAATANAGCAACATATTTGCGAATCGTAGAATTNTAAAAATAATTTGCTATTGCCATTAGGTATCACTTATAGATATGTTTTCACTGAAAGGATCTACCTCTGAGAAATCAATAATACCATCGGCTTCTATTTCAAAGTCAAGNTTCATTGAGTTATCATCAGTTGCAGCAAGTGCCGACAACGTTGCATTATTTGCATCAACAATTATGTCTGTATTATATGCAGCAAAGTAATCATCAATATTCGAACGACCAGTATTAAACCTTTGATTTGAATATTCTAACAATTCGCATTGCATATCATATACTTGTGTTTGTCCCATTTGATAAAATATGCTTTCGTGTTCAACATATTTAATTTCAAACATCTTTTCGTTTAATGGGAAGTAAATTAAATCGCCTTCTCTTGGTCGAGTGAGTTCAACAACTTCTCGAGTTACGTATCTTTCAAATGTTCTATTCGCAACTGTAAGCGTTAATGTATCTCTTATTTCTAAACCAAACTTAGATAAGAAATCGCCTTCTCCTTCAAAACCTTCCATACTCTTAACATAAGTTTCAAATTCAAATGTTTCGTTGTATTCTGGAAAGTCATCTTCGTTAAAGATCTTATCTCGACCTTTAATTGCTCTACTAATATAAATGACATCAACACCATAAATCTTAATTGACTCAATAACTAAATCGTCAATTAAAGATTGTTCTTGGACTTGAGCATAATTATTAAAGAATGTATTCGTAGCCATTTAGCTTACCCAATAAATCCATAGGAAAGAGGTTGCAGATTCTGTATTGCTTCTTCCTCCAATATTTTCCTTTCTTCTCTGGCATCAGCAAGTATCTGTTCTCCGTTGAAAGATACTCCACCAACAAGTTGCATTCCGGTAAATTTAGTTAGGTTCGATCCCCACTGTTCTTTAATTAACGCAGCTGCGTAATTTTGTAAGAAACGATCACCCCATACATCTGCATATGTTGTTCCGTCAATTACATCATACGCCTCAATAATAATATATTCGCCGACAGGCATTGTGTCTGCCCCAGAATCAATCCATAATTTATTTACATGTTTATTATAACGGACCATTGGTTTTCCAACAAGCATTTCCTGTAAGAATTCCATATGTTGCATTGACATAAAATAGTTTGTGATATTATAACCAGTAATGTCTTCAAGATTATTTAGAACAAATTGNTACTGAACATTAAATATACCACCGCCTGTAGAAATACTTGACTGCATATTAAAGATGCCTGATATACCAAGTATCGTTGTAGGTAAAGTTACATAACCNTTATCTTTATCTTCTTGTGTAATCTGGTGTTTCAAATAAACAAGTTGACTTCCATTATAATGATAGTCTCTCCAGAAATCTACAGCTTCATCAACACGATCGTCAATCTGTTCATCAGACACGTTAATATCAATCACAGGAGCTCCTAGTTTACGGAGTATCCAGCCTTTGAATTGTTCTCTTGTTGTTGGTTGTGCCATTAGTTTATTCTCTTTTGTTTATTTATTATGTAAACACACAAGTTGTTGTCCCACCAGTATTACCAAAAGGATCCTCTGTACCGTTATTATCAGTGCCATCGTACCAAGTCCAATATGTATTACCACCAGAACCGTTGTAAGTTGCGCTCGTTCTTTGATACGCCGTACTGCCTATAGTTAAAGTAGTCCAGCCACTATTTGCCCGGTTGGTGCCAGCGATGATGAGGGTGACTCCGGAGGTCGGATAATAAGTATCCCACTGATACATAATCTGTAAGATTGAGGCGCCACTATAAAGATTGCTTGTTCCATCAGAGATAGAACCGCCAGCACCGCTAATTAAGAAGCCTCTACGAACGGTTGAGCCTGTGGGCAATCCGCTACCGCCGGTTGCGCTGGTTGCTTGCCCAACAGTAACTACTTGACTATCTAAGTTACTACCGCCGCCCCCGCCGCCACCGCTACCCGTGCCTGCTGATACTATTCCTGCGTTACTAATAATATTCATTACATGTGATAGTGCCATTTTATTTCCTATGCGCCTCCGAAGTACTCGACTTTATAATAGCCTGTTGCTAATACTGGTGATCCACTACTATTCGCTGATATTTCTATTTTCATAACACAATCTTCATCGGCATAAGTACTGTAGCCTCTATTATCNTATACCACGAATTCTCTTGTTGTGTTTAAAGGTATCCATGTGTTGAGNGTAGAACTTTGGGCTACGTTTAAGTTAACTGATCCTGAGTAATTGGACGCTTTTATATAATATGTTTGCGATGGAGTAATGTTATTCCAAGTTGTGGTAGAAAATAAAGTTTCGCCGCTACCGCCTACATTATTTGGATGCTCCCATGTATATACATTACCATCTGCTTTAAATCTCCAGCCTGCTTCAAACGGTACTACTCCAGTAGCGTCAAAAATTGTTGAGCCCGCCTGACTAGACGTGGATCCGTCTAAAGTAATGGCTTCTGTTGGTGAAGATCCTGCATATCCTACAGCAGACCCCGTCTGATAAGTTCCTCTTGAAAGAAGTGTTATTTGCCAATATCTTCGAGTGGACCAAGTTGGTTCTNCNCCNACCCACTTTATACTAGAAGGAAATGTTGGAGTGTGACCAGAAGATGTTGTATCTAATAGTAACGCAGTTGTTCTACCTTCTTCTCCGCCACTTATAGTAAATGTTTGGTTTCCAGTCATAATACAAGTCTGAATAGAATTAGACATACTAATGTTTGAAGTAACAGAAGATGGAGAAGCGTGTAAGTCTCCATACGTGCCAGTACAAGACTGAACATTTACAAAAGCTCTATTATTATCTATAATAGTAGAGTTTGATATTTTAATTGCCATTTTTAGTTTCCTCTATTACTATTCGGCAAGATCTTCGATTATCTCATCTGCACTACCTNNAGCAGATGCNTGAGATGCAGCAGTATCTATATTGCCTTCGCTGTCGTATATAGATGGTGCCTCAACATAAATTTGTGCTGGGTGTTCTAATACTCTGCACGTAGTCCATACATGATCTTCACCGTCTATATTTTCAATTCTTGTATTAAATTCGTATTCGTAGTCCATTTTTATTTCTCTTTAGGTAAACGTCATTTTTACTGTGCCACCGCCTGTCTGGCCAAGGAAGGGATTTCGTGGTGAATCACCGCCGCTTGAACCTGAGCCGCTATAAGTTCTTTTCCACTGTGTTACATAAACACCGCTGGATAGAAAAGTTGAATATGTTGAGGAGGNTCTTGACTGANCCTGTACTCCGTTAATACTATCGCTATCAGTATCCCAGGTTAAANTAGACCATCCAGTTCCATCACCTGAAGACGTTGGAGCCTGATTTGGATAATAGGAACTGNTGTTTTGCAGCTGCAACCAAAACTCATCATCTTGCTGACTACTCTGATAAAGATATCCATCTCTAAAAGTCATTGATCGTACANTACCGGCAGGTGATGAATATATTCCAGTAGGAACTGCATTAGTATCCAATGAACCAAATNCCGAAGCGCCATACGGACTTCCAGTACCACCATTATTTTTACCGTAAAGCGCCGTTGCTGTATAANCGNCGTTACCAACGGTCATTGTANATTCCATATCATTAGCAGGAGTACCTGATCCTGCGCCCCAGCCTGTTGCTGTTGCTCTAATNGTAGTGCTATCCCAACAAGTAAAACCAACTAACCAATGTTGTACTCCAGTTGCATCCCAATCTGGTTCAGTACCATCTCCTGGCCATTGTATTGAAGAAGGCCAAGTTGGAAGATGTCCGCTTGCAGATACATCTAGCATAAGTATAGAACATTTTCCTGTGGCGATATTAGTCGCAGTAAATGTAGTAGGTGCAGATAAAGTCCGCCTCATGATTGGTTTAGACATGTCTAAGACTGTCGTTATTATTGTTGCTGCGCCGTGGAACTGACTGTACTTACCTTCAATATCGCTCATGTTAACCACTTCACGAGAATCGTTTATGACTGGTAGCCCGCCTATTTTAATTGCCATTTATATTATCCTTATGGTTCCTGTCCAGGCCACGATCGTGCGAAGCATGACCCGCTGCTTTGCGTAAATTCGCATGTTGAATATAAAGTTCCCTGATCGCATACAACTTTGATTCTAAAGTCTGGATCGGCAGTATTTAAACTGAATGATGTTTGTGCCAGGCCTGTGCTGGCCACCCTAGCCATCCACCCAAACTGCCGGCCGCCAGGTGAATTAGGAACACTATAATAAGTGCCTGAAGCATATCCATCATCTGCTGGAGTTGGGCCAAAGGCATAACCGGAAGGACTGCCAGGACCTGATTGCGAGCTAACGTTATATTGACATTCTATTGAAGTAATATTAGTGCAACCTGATGTATCAATATATGTATGATAAACTGTTGCTATAGCCGCGTTTGTTCCACCAACATATGCAACATCTATTCTATCGTTAGCAGTGTCGTTTGAAAATGTTACTTTCGCAAACGCCTCAGCGGCGGCGCCGAATTCAACGCTCCGCGTCTGAATATGNCCCCAACCTGGTATTGTAAACGAACTTTGTAGTGCTGGTGCAGCAGGTGTATCGTCATATCCTGCAGCAGATGCGTAAATATCATTTGGACCAAAACATACAGTAGTAATTATCCAATATCTATTAGACGACCAGTTAGGAGTAGACTGAAACGACCAATCGCCAGGAAATGTAGGCACATNATTTGAAGTAGATATATCTAATAGCAATACTGCAGTTCTACCAGTAGCGCCGTTAATATAAGTAAATGTTGTTGCTGCCGAAAGAGTCTTAGATAACATTGTCTGTGACAAGTCTATCACAGTTCCAGAAATAGCTTGAACGTGTGGGTGAAATGACGTATACGTACCGTCCATACCACTAATCGATGCCAGCGCACGATAATCGTTAATGACGGTTGTGCCGCCGATCTTAATTGCCATCTTCGTCCTCCAGACTATTAGCGTTTAAGTTATATAGTTATTTATACTTAATCTCTTCTTTCAATATCAGATTCTTCTAGTTTATCTCCAAGCCATACTTCAATTACTTTAGCAGGTCCTGAACCAACGTTAGTTGCTTTATGCCAAACACCTTTTGGTATATCAATACTTTGACCTTCCCAATAGATACGAGATTCTGTTAAACGATTACCATGGTCAAGTTCCATTAATATAGAACCTTTTACAACATGCCAATGTTCAGATCTATGCTCGTGTTTTTGGTCGCTTAGTGATTGTCCTTCGTCAAAACTTAGTTCTTTAACTCGCCATGAACCATTTGAATCTAATACTTTATATGTTCCCCATTTACGTTGAGTTGTAGGTTGAGACCATTCTTTGAGTATCCAACTTGATGAATTCTTTTTATCTTCTCCACCAATTCCAAACTCAAACTCAATACCCTCTACTGCCATCTCAGGGATGTTATCTGATGTTCTATCACCACCGTTTACAAATATAATAGTATCTGAAGGATATAAAAGTTTAACTTGTTCTAAGCAATGTATCGCGCTTCCATCCGAATCGTCAAATGAAATTACTTTATCAACGCAAGCAAGTTCTGAAACAATAGCTGCTCTTTCTTCAAACGGCATAAAGAATTTTCCTTTCTTTCTTATAAGCCATTCATCTGAATTTACACCAACAATTAATTGAGTACCACTTAGAGAAGCATCTTTTAAATATTGAATGTGTCCTGAATGAATTGGATCAAAGCCACCTGTGGCAACTATTGTAATCATTATGCTTCCTCTTTAATAGGTCCCATCATATAGTCAAATACAAAATTAGTATCTTTCTTTGCTATCATTTCTTTTGGAATATCAACAACGTCTGGNTGATAATACCAATCTTCGTAAGGGTAACCAACTTCATGGAAACCAATGTTTGAAACAGCAAGTTTATACCCAGCTCCTTCAAGAATCTTTTTAGCGGCAAACTTTTTATCAGTACCTAAACGATAAGAATCGTGTTCAAAAGTAATAACACCAAATTTAAATTTATCAAGTGGTAGCCTTTCTAATACAGCCATCGAATAATCGTCACAATCAATTTGTAAGTAATCAATAACTGGATCTACACAATGTAACTTAAACAACTCTTCATAATCAATTGCTGTTGCATCCGTACAAATAACGGTATTATTTCTTGCTTCTTTAAATGCATAACATAGACCATCGTCAATATCAATTGAGATACCTTTCCAACCAAACTTGGTTTCAAGCAGTGCAGTATTATTATGAATAAAAGGACCACCTGATCCAATCTCTAAATAAGAACCTTGTCTTTTACCTTTATGTGCAGATAATACAAACATATCTTGGAAGTGTTTAGAATGATTAATTTTAATATCTTCAATACCATCAAACTTGTACTTAAATCTATCAAGATCAGTTTCAACATAGGGAATAATATCAGGATAGAAAATCCAACCTAACGCCTTTTCAATTTTTTCTAATAAGTAAGGTTTAAGGTTTTGTTTGTGTTTTAGATTGAAGAACAACTGCTTACCATCTTGTTGACCTGTAATAGACCATTTAGATAATGCTTGATAGTATTCTAAATCTTGAGTACCAGGATATAGAAGTTCTTCATTTTCTGCCGCGACATGTTGAGTGGCCAATCCTAAATTTGCGTGTAATAAACATCTTTTCCAAGCTCTCATTTTTTCGTAAATAGTACATAAGTGATAATGAGCTTCAGGTCTTTCTGGTAATAACGCGGCCGCGTCAAGGAAAGCACCTTCAGATGTATGGTTCCTATCTCTTTGTCTATCGTAACAGAGACCAATACCAATTAATGATTTGTATTGAAGATTTTTGTCTTCAGTGATATCAGCTGCTTTAAGATATAAAGATACACCCATAGCACCATTTTCTAATTTATCATATTCTTTTGCCAAATCGTAAATCTTAAAAGGATTCTTTGAATCTAAAATATGAGCTTCTAGTTTTTGTTGTAAATTCATAATTAACACCTGTTCACAAAGTCAAAGAAAACATCTTGAGGAATTTTTAATAAGAACGTACCATTGTCTTGATAACCAAAAGCAATAATAATATTACCTTCATAGAATATCATTCCTGTGGCAAACTCAATATTATATTCACTTCCTGTTGTTGGATCAATTTGACTACCTAAGAAATTAAAGTCAGATGTCCATTTTTCTAAATTCCAATCTTTATCCCATATAAGTACTCTATGATTATAATGACCATCTTTGCGTCCAAAGGCATCTTTATTTAAATCAACCTCGTGAGTTAATGTCATTCTTCTACCTTCACCAATTGGCCATACCTGAGTACCGCCACGAAGATCTCTATATATTTCTGTCCTAGAAACAACATTTGATTCTGGTGTTAAATGAACTGTTGTTGTCGTTTTTGTTTTAATATCAAATTTAACGACTTCACAAGGATTACACCATTTAACAAAGTGCCATGGCATATCAACTATAGGCATCCANTTCTTTTCACAATATGTACCATCATCGCCTGGAGCAGGAATAGGATAACGAGCAACTTCTTTCCAGATGCCATTAATATATTCTATTTCTTGTAGCTCCATTCTGCCTTTACCTTTATCGTCATAACAATCTCGACGAACTCCACAAAGGAATAGACGCCCTTCCCAATTGAATAAACGACCATCTTCAAGACCGATAAAATTCCATGTAGGTTTTGTATCAAGTTCTGAAGTATCAATCCTACTTGCATGAATAACCTCTAAGTCACCATTTAACTCGGTCATGATATTGTAAGTAGTTAAACTTATATCGTTTTCTGGGTGGATGTATTGTAAGGGACCCCAGACATGAGGCCACTTTTTACCTTCTGAATGATAAAGAGTATAATTAACATGACGGACATTCAAAAGAATCCTTCCTTCGTGTAGAAAGATGGAAGGATTCATTATCCCTGTCTCGCCAGTTAACTCTTTGGGTAGTGTAATTGGGTGTATGCTTCCGCCACGTTTTAGCGCGTAGTGCACCAAGCCGTGATGACGTAAATCATGCATGTTGACTCCATTATATAGATCAAAATTTTATTTATTCATTTAAGACCAAGGAATTGCTCTTGAACCAGCGCCTTGTCTATCTATCTTATCCTGAATAGCTGTATTATAAGAATTCATCAGTTCAGTAGATATACCTGCTTCTAGCCAGCCAACAACAGTTGCTTCAGTTAAATCAGAAAAGCCAACAAAGTCTGCTTCTCCAACAGAGGCTGCTGTAAGTTTATGAAACCCCACAACGCTGCCTTTTTTACCGTCGTCTGCTGTGCCAGTTTTAACCCACTGTATTTTAACAACTGCGTTAGATAAAGTTACACCGTCACCGTTAACTTGGTCGATGGTTTCTAAATTAACTATTGTCCAAGAATAGATCATTTTTTATAACCTTATTCTGGGTCAGCTGCTGGATCTTCGCCAGGTACTGGTGTAACAACTTCAACTGCAGGTGCCCAAGGCATAACGCCTTCTTCAATACTGGCTTCGTCAATCTGTTTNCCAACTCTTTCAGAGATATGATCTGCATATCCTTGATCGCCGTTTACGACAGCTTGAATCCAACCTAAAACAGTTGCTTCTGTTAATTCTTCGAATGGTGCAAAAGAACCTGCTGGTACGTTAACTGCAGTGAAAGGTGTAGCTCCTGAGAACTCTCCTTCGTTACCGCTGCTATCTACTCCAACAACTTTCCAATATGTTTGAACTACAGCGCCGGCAAGCGTTGCACCTTCAGTGTTAACTTGATCCCTTTTCTTAAGGGAAGTCACACTCCAAGTCCACGTATAATCTGTGCTAAGTGCCATTTTATTTTCTCCTATTAATAACTTAATGTTATATTTCTATTTATAATTTATTTCTATTATATCAAAAACTAGTTCATATGTCAACTAATTTATGAAAGTTTTTCAACCAACTTTGAAACCATGTCTTTCAAGTCATTAATTTCTTGTTGCTGATTATTTATAATGGTTCGTTGTTCTTTGATTGCCTTTGCTAACTCTACTGCCGAAGCCAATGCCGCTCCACCATAGTTAACTGATAAAGTTCCCATTTCGTCTTGTGCAGTTATAATTGCTTCTGGTAAAAGCACTTGGAGGGATTGAGCTGATACACCAACCTGCGTGAGTTGTTCCCCATCAGTACGATCGTAAATACCTACACGAACTTCTGATAAACGAGAAACAAAGTTATCAGGCATTGGTTTCCAGTTTGTTTTTAATCGCTCATCCGAATAAGCAGTAACGTTACCACTTGCTTTTATTGAATAAGACATGGAAGAACCATACTGGCCATTAATCAACACTAACAAACCGTGGCTATCTAGGTTTCCTGCAGCTCCACCGGCATTTGGATGCGACCAGGCCATTCCATAAAGATTACCAGTTGTAGTACCATTAGCAGGTAATCTATAAGAGGTACCCATTGAGAATACATTCTGATATCTTGTTGATGTATATACACCAACGAGTCCATAGCCATAGTTACCATCAACAATAATATCACCGTAGAATCTAGCAGATGTCCCTGCAGTTGCATCAACATAATAATTTGTATTATCAGAATCGTAGAATACATTAGCGCGAAGATCACCACTTCCGCCGCCGCCATACATAGCGAATTCTTTCCAACCAGATGTAGATGTACTCCACTTACCTCTTGCCCAATACCTATTGGCGGTTGCGTTCGTAGCACCTACCATCATCCAACCGTATGATCGACTACCGTCACTTAGTGCATAGTGTTGTCCAGATACAATACCTTGTGCGTGAATATATCCACCACCTTGTGGATGGTCAGTACCGCCTCCCCAAATATCCCAACCAGAGAAACCACCTTTCCAAGCGTTGGCCCAGGTACCAGCACCAGTTCCCCAACCAAAAGTACCTGTGTGATAGTTAGTATCACTAGTGTAGTCAGATCGAGGAGTAATCCAATGGTGAGCATTACCCATTCTAACGTGAGCAGCATTAGTCCATTTATTTGTATTTGAAGTACCGTCCGGATCTATATAAAAACCAGTGTTATTTGTATCGTAGAAGATTGGCGCTCTGTGAGAACCACCAGCAGTCACAACTCCCGTAAAATACGCGCCTTCAGATGCGAACGAGATTCTATGGTATGTACTACCATTATTTTTTAGTGCAAGGTGATGGCCGTAACCACTTCCATATGAATATGCCAATCCGTACATATTACCAATTGGCCATGATTCACCAATTGTCCAAATGACCTTTTCAGCAGTACCGGTAGCATTGTAACTACCCATCATTCCGCCGTTGCCTCTAGAAACAACGTAATCAGAGAACCACATTCTTCCGGCGAAGTTGCCTTGGTTAAAGTTAGAATATGAATGAGGATCAGCATAGTAACCAGTGTTATTAGCATCGTAATAAATGCCAGCGTACATTGCACCTTCGTTACCGTTATTAACATTGAGTACTGGTATTGTATTCCAACCGCTCCAACCTGCCCATGCGTTACGGAAACGAAGGTTCGGAATTGGACCACCAACCATCTGCCAACCAAGGTTATACGTAGGAGAGGCATTGTAGTGGTACGCTTGCATTCCAACCCAGTGAGATGTACCCGATGGTTGGTTGGCTGGGTTGCCCCAAGAATCAATGAAACCCGATCCCCAAGTACCAACAGTGTTCATATCAATCGTGCCCCAACCCATTGAACCGGTCCAATAGTTGGTATCGCCTGTGATGCGAGGTCTTGCTGAATAGTATTCAGCGGAATTATATGTCTTACCAGCAAGACCCATCATCGCCTTAGTTCTATTACTTACACCTTCAAATCGTGTTGAGTTAACTGATGCGCCATCGAAGTAGTAAGCAGTATTATCTCTGTCATATAGGATATTGGCCTGAATAGAACTAGCATACAAGGTACGATATACTTCAGCGTTTCCATTGCCCGGCTCCATTCTAAAGCCCCAGTTACCTGAACTGTTTAATAGACCGAAACCTGAACCATCGTAATATAAGTAACCACGACGACCTGTACC